ATCTGATGATGGGAATAGAGTAATTGACCCTGTATATGAAATTACAAGGAAAGGAGTAATATTTTCAGTTCTCGTTGCATATGGATTTTCTATTTTAACAACATCTTCATAGTCTAGAGATATTAATTGACCAGTTCTCTTAGAACCGTTTCCAATTAAGTCCGTTACATATTGAGGATCTGCTAGTGGATTTAGTGTTGATCCAATTCCAACCAAAGATCTAGATCCAATGATAAGATCAACCTCTGTGGTATAAGGTGCTGGTCTTAACTCTGAATTTTTTGTATCAATACTATTTTTTACAATTGTTGTTTTAGTCTGAGAACTTGTAGTTGTAAAATCATCAACAAAGAATCCAGACTTAAATCTATCTAATCCTGCAGAATCTTTGATCTTCAGATTTTCTGTTGCGGATTCAAGTAAATTGAGAGAAGTATATTTCTCTAGATTTTTTACTCTCTCTTCAAGTTTTGCAATATCGCTCATTCTATAGCGTTTATGATCGGTTAGATCAATAGAAACTCTAGATGCATCGCAAAGATATGGTGGAATTGATATAGTCGCAACTTCAAGTGCCCCATCAACAGATGGTGGTTCTTCTGGCATTTCTGCTGGAGTACCTTTATTTAATTGGAAAATACCATCTTTTGTTAGATAAATTTTATCAATTCTTGGTAAATAATATGAATAAGATGCAACAAAAGATTCATCACTTGCTAAAACATGCTTTGTGCAGTTATTTGTTTGATCAAAAGATCTTCCCCAGAATTCAAAAGGTGAGCGATCTGTATTGTTTAAGTCATATTGTTTTACTCTAAGACGACCATCAATTATATCGCCATTATTTACAGTCTCTTTTGCAAATGTAATAGTACAATAATCATACTGATTATATGAGTTTGATGTTACAATATCTCCAGTATCTGCACTAGTAAAATCTGCAGACTCATATATGACTCTTATTTTTCCTTTTGGTTCTGGACTATTTGCATTTCTTTTTAGGTAAGTATAGTCATATATGGTATCTTTTTGACCGTAATCAAATGTAAAGTTGGTTATTACGTTTCTACTTCCAGCACTAATTGATCCAACTATACCAGTAACTCCAGATTCTTTAAATCTGATTGTTTCTGATTCTTGAATAACATTTTCATTTAAGTAACTAAACTCAATTCTACCATCATTTATCTTAGATACGAGTACTCCAACTGCACCACTTCTTTCTCCAATAAACTCTTCCCCAATTGCAAGATCCTCTGTAGTTGCTGATGCGCCACTAAGAGTTGAGAAGTTTATAGTTGGTAGAATAGGATCATTTGTATTTGTAGACTCTAAAATAGCATATACCTTAGTAACATCTGGAACTAAAAGGCAAAGATCTTCGTCCTGAACTCTAGTTCCATATGGATAACTTTCGCTATATGAAAGTCCATCATTTAAAGATGTAGTACCAACACCAGAAGAAACGTCTCTGGATCTATCAAATACTAAACTATTAATTCTAGTTTTATTTTTTACCTTATTCTTTACATTAATTTTTCTCAGAGTTGCAATTAATCTTGCATTAGCATCAGTTGCACTTGCCAATCCGACAATCTGAAGTTGCTTCTGTCCATTTGCAAAAATAAATCTATCTTCAGTCAGAATTTCAAATTCGCCAGATGATGTAGTCAATACATATCTTTCTTCATCGAATGGTAAGAATGTTTCATCTTGATCTGCAGTAATTGCATTAGTCTCATTTGAAGAGATTGTAATTGGATATTCTTTTCTGATTATTAAATTAGACTCACTTAAATCTACATTTGAAATAAATGGACGTGGTAGAGTTGTATATAAAGTGTTATCCCCAGAAGGTAAAAATCTTGATGCTAAAAGGGTTAAGTCATTAACGTCAATATTACTCTGTGGAAGAGAACCTTCACAAATGTTTGCTACAGTAGTAATACCAGCAATTACTAAGTCTTTTTCATTTACGGTCAATACCTTTGAAAAAGTCTGAGAGGTTTCTCCTGACTTTGTATAAGAAATTAGATTTCCTGGTTTTACAATATTTGTAAATATAATATCTTGACTATCTGTTACTCTAATGGTACTAATTCCAACTCCACTTCCATTATCATACTCTGTAGTAATAGTAGCATTTCCAAAAAACTGCTTTATATCGGGAATAATATCAGCATTGAAAATTGTAGATGATGTTCCTACTTGAGAAAGTGATTGGACATCATCAACTGCATATGAAGTAATTGCAATAGAAACTCTACTGTCAGTTTCTAGTCCATCAAAAATGAACTTTTCTCCTTTTGAAAAAGTTCCTTTTGTCCCATAAAGTGTAATGATATTTGAGTTGGTTACATTTTCTACCAAATAACCAGTTGCACCGCTAGACTTTCCTTTGATAAACTTTGGAGTGGAAAGTGTAATTGGTTCATTTAAGGATATTTCTGTGTATGTTTGGATATCAAACAGTGAAATATTCCATTGATTTAGGTCTGGGAATATTGTATCATATGATCCAGACTCTAGAGCAAAATCATATACTCTAGCAAGTCCGATTTCTTTACCTGCAGATACTGTATTGATACCACCAATTCTTTCGGATCTTAAACTTACGGTAAATGGTGCTCCTAGATTGATAGAAGGTGCTCCATAAACCCTATTAAGAACATAAGTTGATCCAGTTTGATATACAATCTCCTCGTTTTCTGTGGTATTTGTTGTTCTTGGTTTCTCAAAATCAATATAGGTTGTTGAAATAGTCTCAACTTCATATCCCTGAACATAAGCTTTTCCAGGAGATATTCTGTAAACTCCCAGAGAATCGCTGGGGACATTATTTGAATATGTTAATTGATTATCATTAAATATGCCATTATTTCCAAGATTATTATTTAATGACTCTCTGGCCGATATTGAAAAAGGTCTTACATAATAATCTCCAGACTCATCGTATGTTCTCCTAGCAATCTCATCCTGGAGAATGTTATATGTTGATTCTTTTTTCTTCCCTGAGATTAAAATACCTTCTCTTACTTCTAAAAGACTAATGAAACTCTGATTTTCATTATTATCTAATGGTTTTTTAGAAAGAATTGCTCTAATTCTAAATCTGTCTGCACCAGATGCAGCATAATTTGTAAATCCCTTTGCATTATCATTCAGCGTTTCATCATCATCTGAAGAAATAATTTCCTCAACGATATCAAAACCAACTTTATATGATGGGAAATTTGAATGTGCATCAAGAATTAGAGTCTGACTCTCTACATTTACAAATGTTCCTCTTATAAAATAAACACCCTCAGATAAGATAACAGCAGATCCGATAGAAGTTGCATCAACTCCAGCAGTATTTGCAAATCCTTCCCCACTTTGAATGATGAATTGTCCCTTAACTAAATTTTCTTCAAGAAGAAGAGTTTCTGCATCAGAAAAAACTGCTTGATTATCAACACCAGCTCCCTGATAGGAAACATATAGAGTAACGTATGATCTTTCCGAAAAAGAAGTATCAAGAACCTTTACAATTTTTGCTTGAACATTGGATGTTGCCCCTTTGATAGTTTTTCCTACCAAATCATCCAAATAAAATGATAAAGAGATTCCTGCATAAGAATCTTCAACTTCTACTGCAAAAAATTGGTTGTTGTAATTTATCTGACCAGGAATTACAACAGAACCCTCTTTAAATACATGATTTCCAAACTGCTCAATTTGGTTTTGCAAAATAGACTGTAACCCAGTCAGTTCTCTCGCTTGAACAGGATATCCAGGTTTAAAGAGAACTTTATAAAAGTTCTTATTTGCATCAAAATCGTCAAAATATGGAGAAATATTTAAATTAGTTTCTTGGGGCATGATTTTTTAGAACTGCAAAATGACTTTGATATCTTCTTTTTGTGACTTTGATCTTGTGATCGATGGTCTATTGTCAACATATAGGGTTGTTCCAGAATATTTTGTAACTTCTGGATTTGCTATTCCGTTGGCAAAAGTTTGTCCTAGATAATATGTTTTAAAATTACCATCATTATTTATTGTGGTTGTGATACCACTAAATCCAGCGTCAATATCTAAGTTTACTGAACCACCTGTGATTGTTAAATTTCCACCAGTTTCTGGAGATGATGTAAACTCGTTCAATGCAAATCCATATGGAGGATTATTTACTCTAGAACCATCTGTAGAAAATCCTGCAAAAGTTCTATCTTGCCATAATTTTAAAACACCAGTTTGTTGGTCATATGATACAACTCTTCCCACTGAAGTTTTTCCAAGTCCTACCGTTTGATAAACAAAACTATTCGGCTCAAATACTGCAGTTTGTACTGTTCCTGGTGATCCTGTTAGGCGAATAGCATACAAGGCGCTTGCTTTTTCTGTATTTAATATGTTCTGAGATCCATAAGAAGTTGGATTTTCTACAACTCCGATTCTTGCAATTTTATTTCCAGTTATAAAGTCTGGATTTAGTTCATCATTTTCAATTCTAGTATAAAGTAGAACATTGAAAGCTCCCAATTCGGCATATAAATCCGCACCATGTCCTCCTTTAGGTGGAATGATGACATCAAATGTTGGGTCTACAGTTCCCTGAGGAACATTTCCAGCAACTAAGTCTATAGACCCAAATGAATATCCACTACCTCCCTTAGAAACCGTAATAGACTCAACTTTCGAATCATTATCAATAACAATAGTTGCTTCAGCGCCAGATCCATCCCCTTTAATCGGAACATTTGTGTAAACTGCATTAGCGGTTCCAATACCAGATCCTCTATTGGTTATAGTTATAATTTTTAATTGTCCACTATTTTTTGCATTATTTCTAATTGCGGCATACTCTTGATTAGTGCTCCAATTTGGGGGAGTTGGTACAAAATCAATAGAATCAAACTTAATAATGTCTGCAGGTTTTACTGTAAAGAGATACTTCCAAATGTAACCATCACCACTTGTACCCGCCTCTCTTGGTTCTAGATCAGTAAAAGTTGGTTCATCTAGTGATGGAGAACCATCTGGAGTTTCTGGAGTAGTTCCATTTTGAAGGCAAATATAAACCCTATAATCTTGGTTTATTACATAATATGGAGCCCTATAGAGGGTAGTTGACTTTGATGGTTTAGAAAGATTTGTTCTGGATACATCATGACGATACATATCGTACACATTTCCACTCTGCCATTGATATCTTCTTATAGATAATCTAATATTATCTGAAGTAATCTTTTTTAATGCAATAGTTGTGTCCCAATAATTATTCTCCTCATCAAGACAATCTTTTGGCGCTATTGGATTAGTATCCCAGTTAGATAAAATATCTTCTGGATTTGGTAAACCAATAAAAGTATAGTATGAGTTGTTTGGATCAGTAGATCTTTCTACGAATAATTTCGCAGTTAATACTCTTAATTGATCAGTTATTATTGCTGCCATTTTAAAGTTTTTTATTTATTTATGAAATATAATCAACATAATTTAGAGGATTAATCCTTCTAACAATAGGAGATGTTGTGAGTCCAACAACTCCGTTCTGGTTATATGATTCAAAAGTTTTTGGCGATCTTCTTCCAACGGTTTGTATTTTTGACCAGCTATAATCTGCATAGAAAAGTGTTGGAGATAGACTATCAAGACTTGAATAGACTTCAGCAACTCTAACTGTGACATTTGTTGTAGAAAATTCATCAATAACAAGTATTGAATCATCATCAATAGTTATAGTGATACCTTCATCAATCACACCAGGACTATTGTAGATCTCAAATCCACTGATTGTTTCTGTCGTATCAAATGTTTTACTATCAAATGAGGTGGAATATACTTGATACACATTATCTACAAATGTCGTACCTATTCCAATAATATTTCCATCAAGGTCTAATGATGTTATTCCATTGCCAACATAAGAATTTTTAACAGTAAAATAATCTCCCTGCTGGAGTTGGCTTACTGTAATTGCCACTCCTGTAATTGCAGTGTCTCTTATAGATGAACCTTCTGGCACATAAAGACTAAAGGTTAATCCTGTCGATCCAACTCCTATGGAAGTAGTTACTATTCCAGTAACAACACCATAATCTCCAATATATGAAACTCCAGAAATTACTTCTCTCTTTCCTGCAGGTTGTTCAATAAAGACTTCTGGAGTGCTTGTGTAACCATAACCAGGATTTGTTATAGTTATAGATGTTATCTTTCCTGAAGAAACATTTCCATATGCTGTTGCCCGTCCAGTTGTACCAACCCCAACTGGAACTGATATTGATACTAATGGATTCGTCCCGTTTTCATAACCAGATCCTCCATCGGTAACGATAATTGATGTTACTATTCCTGATGAAACATATGCAGTTGCAGATGCTCTTATTTTTTCACTTTGATCTAATATTTCAATATCTTCAAATACATCCCCATTAATGTCTTCTCTATGATTATCAAAAAATGCCTTAGCAGCTTCTACATATATTGATGTTGATGCTGCTGTGCCAACATTTTTAATTATATTAGTGACTGGATAGATTTTTGGCTCATATAATGGACGATCTTTTGTGACCGCTTGACCATCAACAAATAAATCTTCTCTTTGCTTACTCCAATATAAAGACCTTTGGAAACTAGTATCAGAAACAATACCAACACCAGCATATATGTTTGTATCAAATCTGCTAGTAGAAGTTATTCTGTGTACAAGACGAGAATCTTGTTTGTAAATATCTTCTGTTCCTAACAATCTGACAGTATCACCTTTTTTAATTGACTCTAGTATATCTACGTTTATGACATCAACATTTTTTGTTCCTCTGTAGAAGGCAATCTGGCATGTATCTCCAGTATTTTCAGTTCCTTCTAAAGGTCCATTTGGAGGATCAGTAAACCTTATAGTGCTTCCTCCACTGAATACATATCCTTCTCCAGGAACTTGAAGAATTCCATTAACAAATACTATCAGTGCAGACTGAAGATCTAATCTAAAATCTCCAACGATTGATTTTGGAATTCCATTAATTGTTAATGGAAATACGGTTCTTCTACCATTAAAAAGATTTTGTGGTGAATCAAAAATTTCTAGTTCCCCAAATGACCAAGAACTAAACTTGTCTTTGTATACAGAATCAACATATATTTGAAATTCTTCTAAAATGGATACGTATTTATTGTCCCCTATAATTAATGTGCCAGTATCATCAACATAAACTAGAATTCCATCATCAACTACAGTTGGACTATCGAATGTTGTGGTAATGCCTGGATTAATACTTTGATTGACTGTTAAAACATTATAATCAAAATCAACTAGACCTTCTATACCGCCATTATCATATCCAAATGGTAAAGTAAGAATATCTCCAGGCTTATACCCATATCCATATTCTTTTATTTCAAAAGATATAATGCTAGAACCCTGCCCAACCACAACATCAATTTTTGCTCCAGTTCCAACTCCAGGCTGAGAAGATGAACTATAGACTAAAGGAATATTTGTATAATTTAGAGGTTGATCAATAATTATTTCTGGAGAATTTTCGACAGAATAACCAGACCCTGGATTAGTTATGTTTATTGAAACTATTCTTCCTTTATTATCAATGTCTTCCCCAACAACAGCTTCTCCAACTTTTACTATTAATTCGTTATTAAAGTCCCCCGTTTTAGCATATACATTAATTGGATTTTGAATTGTTGGGCGATATCCAGATCCACTATCATTGATTTCAATAGATTGAATTGTACCAGATGGACTTAATGTTGGAGAGGCACTTGCTACTTTAAGTTTTTGATAAGCAAATCCTTCGGAAGATCCAACTGAAGAAATAACTCCACCAATTGGAACGCCAGAACTATTAACATCATCCTGATTAAATTCAACTAATCCAGTAAAATTAACTTGTACCGAACTTACTCCAACATTTAATTCGTAGTTTCCTGAGTTAAAATTATTATATGTAACGGTTGGAGTTTGAAATACATCTCTTATCAGCAATAAAGAAGAGTCTAAGTTAAAATTAGAAACATCTGTTTTATTGGTTTTTAAATAAAATTCAGATGAAATTCCTGTAAATTGCTCAGATATATCATCAAAAATATAATTATCATGATATGCTTTATTAGTACTTCCAGGAATAGCTGAGCGAGTAAAAACTCTTCCACTAAATTTTGATGAGGTATTTATTCCTGTGTAGTCGAAGTCATTGAATGATGCTCCTTCAGTAATTCCTATTGCAGTTGGTCTAATTCCAAATGGGGCACCAGTAAAGTTTAATTGATTTCCTGTAATAGTATAGTTTCCAGATAGTTTTTCAACAATATTCCCTGCTGTGTGTATACCAAGATTTGTCCCAACTACAGGTCTTCTTACTAAGAGATAATTTGCACTACTAAACCCAACGGTTCTTATCTCCATAATTTCATCATTTATTTTAATCAAATCTCCATTATATAAATTTGTTGTTGTACTAACACCAATAATATCAACTATAGTATTAACATCAAATAGTAAAGATACTGTAACTCCTGTGCCAACTAATGGAGACTGAATAATATTATCAACTGCAAGTAAAACTCTACTATCAGTATCCTTCGATGCTATTTTGTGAAGGGTTCCAATTCCAACGGATCTAAGTTCAATTGGAATTGGGAATTCAACAGTAGCATTTTCTGGAGAGTCTGCAAATCTTATATGCAAACCATCATCACGAATGATATAGAGTCTAGACGGTAATATATCAGTTAAACCAACTCCAGCAATAGTTGTTGTTTTAATTCCTATTGGTTCATGTAAAAAATCATAATCATAATCATACTCAACTTCTTCCCCGCTTACAAAATTGTGATTGGGGATTGAAATTCTACTATTTTCAATATCAATAACTGTTTCACTTTGTCCATTAAAATATCTTTCAAAAATAGGAACTCCTCTATGATTCAACTCAAAAGACGTTTTAACTGCTTTTGAAGTTGACTCATATGCACCAATACCACTATTGATTAAAGCACCCATTTCTTGTTTTACCTTTTAAATATCTATACTAGTTACATCATAGAATGTTGTGGGAATCCTCACAGATGTCTGGAATATTGTAACATCAACATCAATATTTTCAGCAGGAGTGAACTTAATATAGGTGTTTGTACCATCCGATTCCGAATCAAATACTCCTAATCTTTCTCCAGAATTTGATTGTAGTATTGCAAATTCAGAGATAGAAGAGTATAAATCTTCACTGGAAATGCATAGTTCAGATACTTCATATCTAGAATTTGTAGTATCTGATACGCACGCAAACAAGTAGGCTCCAACTCCCTCAGAACTAATTCCTGATGGGTAGTTATAGTACTGAGCAACAATATTTGCAGTTGGGGATGTTGAAGATCCAATACTCGTATTAAAGGATTGAACAGTTCCAGTATTAATTGCAGTTGAACCAACTCCAGTAGGAGAACTTGCAGCATTTATTGAAATGTAGTCTACAAGAATTTCCTCACTAGTGTCATTTAGAATTAAATCAATATTAACATTAGAACCACTAATGTAAGGATAATATGTTCCAAATCCAACACCAGCAAATGCAGATGCTGATAATTCATTACTTAGTTGACCATACTCAAGAAGTTGTACATTAGAACCATCATGAACTACTGAAATTTCATCAAATTCATATTTTCCAGATTTTCTATATCCAATAATAATTTTTGATGCTCTATTACTAGTGGGCATTGAAAATACTGTTGTTTGACCAACACCAGCAGAAATAGTAGAATAATTATTGACTATATCTATAGAATCTCCTAAAGAAAGAGTTCCAGACTCTTCTGTTGATGCAATATCAAATGAAATAAATGAAGTTTCATAGTCATTAAATTCAAATTTATTTGGATAGAATAATAGAGACACTTCTTCTCCAAAAATTTGAGCATCAAAATACCCAAGATCACCAAAAGTATCAATTCTTCCATACTGATTTAAATAAATTTCATTTGATGTTTGGAAAAGTGTAATTAATAATATTTCTTTCTGTGCAGTAAAACGCTTATCTCTTACTGCCATCACATATTTTCTAGATTTGAGATCAGATATTCTAAATTTATTAACAATACTGTATTTTTCAAATCTAGGTTGACTATTAAATTCATCAGATATGTTATCAACAAGAAGAACTTTATTGCCAACAGACTTTGCATAATCTTGTATAATTGCAGAATTTAGATTGATAACTTCAGAAATATTTTTTCCATCAATATTAAATGCTTCCTCTGTTGCCAAATCAAAATCATATATTGACTGAGTATCAATAATCTCGGTTAATATTACTTGGGATGAAAAATCACCAAAATCTTGATCGGAACTTATACCAGAGTTTGCATTAGTTTCAACTGACAAATCACTGAATTTTTTAAATCCAGATGGATGAGTTAAAGTAGAAACCGCGTCATCCCATTTCTCAATGGAAACATTTGACTTTACCGCATAAGACAAAGCTTGATAATAATCATTATCATGAATTCTTTGGAGAGAATCATTCAGGAATCCTGTTTTTCTATTCCATCCTCTCTCAATTAACGAAGAAGAGTCAATTTTGTAATTGCCAACATAATTTAATACATTTGTAACAACAGCCTGAGAATTTGAAGAAGATCCTTTTATAATATCACCTATTTGAAAAAAGTCATCAGAAGAAACTTTAATGTATTGATTTTGAAGATCCCAGTCTTCTACCTGACCAGACACTGGATCTTCAAATATTGTTCTAATACTTAGATTATTTCTTTGTACTATTTGAGTCAACAGATCTTCAGGTGCGTTTGGATTTGATCTTTTTATTCTCTCCAAAAGTTCAATACTACTTTCTTCAGTGAGTCTATTTACGTTTTCCCCAATATAAAAATTGTTTCTTTGTAATTTTGCGTCAAAAACTGGGAAATATGATTCGGGAATAATTCTCGCTAAACTATTCTCGGAAGAATATATTCCTGGAGTTTCTCCAGATGGAATTATAAAACCGTCTAAACTAAAAACAATCGTAGCATTTGCTCCGCCAATATTTGGATCAGCAGATTTTACTGTAAACAAATTGTACTCAAATCCAGAGCTACTATATCCTCTGTTTACATATCCAACTTCATCTATAGTTGTTATATTTTCTAGTAGAAATCTTGTTCCAACTCCAAACGGAAAGTCATCTATACTACTATAATCGGGTTCTAAAGTTAAGGTTGCTTCATTTGCTTCTCTATTATAAGAAATTGATAGTATTCTAATACCGTTGCTATTATTAATTGGAATAAATGTTGGGGTTACATCATAAATTCCTGTTGTATTTCGGATAATATCAACCTTAAGTGAACCAGTTTGATATGAGAGAGTGAGATCTCGTATCACTTTATTTGTAAATCCGTCTTTAACGACTACGCTAGGAGCAGTTGAATAGTTAACTCCCTCACTGACAACATCAATACTTAAGAATGATGCTAATGGATCTACTTTAATAATTTGTGGGAATTTTGCTTGAGGTTTTAATGTAATATCTGATGGATAATCATAACCAGATTCTCCATTTAGTCTTATAGTTAAAACCTTTCCGATAGTATCTGAAGTTGGGAATAGAATTGCATCTTTTCCTAATTTTGTTTTTATTGTGTCAATATATGGAAGACGCTTGTATCTTTGACCTTTAGACTCTAGTTTTAATTTTGAAATTGGACCATGTGCAGTCAAAGATGTTGTGGAATAATTAATTATCCCATCATTCTTAACATATAAATCAGATTCTGGTCTTACTGCAGTTGTGTATGAGAATGATGTTGAAGATACACCAACAATAGATTGTGTCCCAGAGAATGCACTATTTACTTTTAATATTGTACTGTGCTCTGGATTTGAATCATCACTTACAACTATTTGTTGTTTTGTTAATGGTAAAGCAATATCTCCAACAGGAGTCAATTTATAATACAACTTAGTGGGAAGATTTTCCGTTGCTCTTATTGTAACTTTTGCATCTGTAGATACTCCAATTTCTCCATATTTAACAACTTCAAAATTAGCAGTTTTGGGGGACGATACAAATCTTGTATTAAATGTTTTATCTGAGAAAATATTAAAAGTAAATGCAGATGCTCTTCCAAATCCCTTTGCATATGACAATGATGGATCTGATAGATTAAATGTTAAAATTTTACCTCTTACTAAATCAATTTTTGGATTTATTGATGAAATAGTTCCAAAAGATTGGCTTGTAATTTTAACCAAACTATCTTCTCTTCTTAAGAAAGAGGATGATAAACGAATTCTATCAGAATCTAAAACATTTACATAATATATCTTATTATTTTCAAGTCCACCTGCTGGAGATGATGAAGTATGAAGAATCTTTTCGCCGTTATAATATCCATGATTTTCAATAGTAACAGTATTGTTTTCAATATTGATATCAATAGCACTAAAGTTTTTTCTTTTGGTTACTAAAATTCTATTGGTATCATCATAAACAATATCATATTCTGAAGAAACGTCGGGAATACAAGAAACATCTACTGTATCTCCTATGTTTATCTCATGATCTTCTGCAGTATATACAGTATTCAAATATTGATTAATATCAACTTTTACAATATCGTTTGGAATATTCGTAAAACTGTGATAAATTCCAGTACCAAATCCAACAAAATATAATAGATTAATAGAAGTAGTTCCTATTCCAGTAAAACCACCAGTTGAACCAATTCCAATAATAGAAGTAGAAAGTCCAATAACATCATCATTAAATCTTGCAACATAAAGTTCCTGATCATAATCTAGAGCGTATTCTGAAATACCATCCTCAGATACAGTAATTCCAGTACCAACATTTGGACTATATTTGATCTTTTGTCCTGTTCTATATCCATGTTGAGGCAAGTACATGGATTGGGAATTTAAAGATACAAAATTCCACTTTGATACTGTGCAAAGTTCTCCACTGTAACTTACTGAGGATGTGTCAAAGTCAATTGTTATTGAGGTTCCCCCAACTGAAATAATTTTCTTTCTATCAGAAACTAGATCAATTAAAGTAGATGCAATACTTACATAACCACCATTTCTAAATCCTCTAATTTCATCAATATTTTCAAAATATAGTAATGTTGTAGTGCCAATTCCTACAGAAGCTGTTACTCCAGGTGAAATCAAGTTCAAGAATAACGTTGATGTTATTCCAACAGTACCTATTCCAAGAGTTGACTGTGGATTAAAGTATCGTTCTTTAGACCTATTAAATGGATAATTTTTAAACTCTTCAGATATTTTAAATTTTCTAGACTTTTCTACTAAGAAAGTATTTACTAAATGATTTCCATCTCGTCCATTTTGTCCACGCAAAACAGTGATTTTGGAGTTTAAAGGATCCACTCCAATAATTTTTACAACTTCATCTCCAATTTGATAATAATCATTTATTAGTAGATTTGGTTCATCAAATCTTCCAGAAACTTCAAATGCAGTTACTATTCCAGTAGATGCTATAGTATTAAGACCAACTTTTAGTTGTAAAGTATTTGATAAGATTGTAATTTTATATGAAGATTTGAAGCTTACTGCATTTGTGTTTATTCCTGATATTGATATTACTTCATCACTGGAGAAATCATGAGGAGTATCGGAAATAAAAAGATACTGATTTGGAGAATCTGTTAATTTAATTATTTCAACATCCTCTAAAATAGTAGTCTCTGATGTTATTTTTTCAATTTCCTTTCCAGAAACTTTCGAGACCGTTGCATAAGCACCAAATCCGCCAAGTGATTTGCTATCATTAAATATGATTTGATCGCCAACTTGATAATTTTGTCCACCAGAGACAATATCCACGCCATCAACAGTTCCAACTGATGTTGCTTTGACATCGGACAACTGCTTTCTAATTTTATAAGAACTTACGAAATATGGATATTCGGAATTATTAGAATTTAAACTATAGAGATATGTATTTCTAATTAAACCAGAACTAGCAAAATCAAAATCTTTTTGATTTGAACGTGGATTGTAATTAAACTCAATCGGCAAAGATCTAAATTTATTTCCTACCAAATATGGAAATACTGGAAACTTTGTGCCATTAAAAATTCCAGCATCTGCAATATTTGTAGAAAGAGTCATAAAATATGCGTAAGTTCCATTGGGAAATTCTGGAGTCTTACAATATCTTCCATTACTTTCATCTAAAGTGCCCGTTCCTGTAAATTTATAATCTTCTACAAAAAATCCTAGTGGGAAATCTGGTGGTCTATTGGCCAATCTTGTTAGAGTATAACCACTCTTCATTTGTACTATTCCACCACCAATACTTGGATTTCCATATCCATATGGTCCATAAATTGGATTTCCATCATATGCCCATCCAATTATTGGAGAATGTACTTTAATTCTGGAGGTATCATTTGATAAGTCTGAACGATAAACCTCAAGATTGCCACCAATAACCCGTGAAGAATATAAATCTCTTCTAAGGTTATTTGGAGCGTATATATTCGTATATTGTAATCCATTATTACCCTTTACAAGAACACCACCATCATTGGATATTTGTCCACTATTCAATAGTCTACTGAATAAGTTTACATTCCAAGTTTTAATCACAGAATCAAATTTCGCACCAACACCTGGAGTTGAAATTACTATTCTAGTAGATACTGGATCATAACCATAACCGCCAGTTATTACTACAATTTCTGACAATCTTCCTTGTTCATCAATTACGGCACTTAGTTGAGCTCCAACTCCAGATCCAATTACTTCAATATTTGGTTGTGCTTTGTAATATCTTCCGCTATTCTGAACTAAAACATTTTTTATAATACCTTCACTTACAATTGGAATTGCTCGAGCATCAACCCCTTCTGTTAATAAAACAAGAGGTTGTCTATCATAATTTAATATATCTGGAGATCCATATTCATTTCCTTCTTTTTCTACAACAAGAGAATGAATTTCTCCTCTGAATACTGGAATAATCTTAGCTTCAAAATCTATAAATTCGCTGAAAGATAAAGTAGTGGTTGTAATTCCAGAAGAGAATAAGTGAGAAGTACTAATACCAATACTTCCTATTCCAATCGATGTTACTTTAACATCAGAAGATATGAATCCAGATAATTCATTTACAATATGACCTACTTTGATATTTGAAGTGTCAATTCCAATAAAACTAGGAATATCGCTATTAAATGTTGCGCTAGTATTGACACCAGTAAAATAATGGGAGGAAATTCCAATATTTCCAGATATGGATAGTTTTATTGGTTCGTAATTGAATGAACCATTTCCAGTAGAAGTAAAATCTATATAAATTTGATTGTCATAATTATAAGACTTGCCAAGATCATCACTTGCAATTTCGGATAAACGTATAGTATTTTGATCAATTTTCGTGACATAATACAAAGTTGATGAGGATAATCCACCAACTGGTTGATCAGATTCATACCAAATAATTTCTCCAGATTCATATCCATGTTTAAAAATACTAATAGTATTTGAATACAAATTAACGTTATCTACATCAAATATTGTTTTCCTATTTGAATAATTTTTTCCTGGATTGATAACTCTTGTGCCGCCAATTCTCTTTCTTCTTTCATATGATTCTAAGATATGGTTTCCACTTCCAAAAGAAGTAAACTGAATTTCATTATATGCTCCAGTAACAATTCCAACTTCAGGATTATATGTCAAAGAAGCTGCCATGGCATCTTCATATGATCTATGAAGTTTTACTTGTCTTGATCCGATTATAGAAACATAATATGAAGCATTATTTACTAATCCGCCAATAGATACTCCACCTTGAGTATTATAAATTACTCTCTCACCATTTCTGAATCTGTGATACTCGGAAAATGTAATAATATTATCTGCCAGGTTTACTCTCTGTGCTTGTGCGATAGCATTGAATTCAACTCTATGTCTATAAGCAACTAAATTTGCTTTAACTAGTGCTCCAGTGCCATTTCCTCCAGAAATTGCCAAAAATGGTGTGCTAGTATAGTCAAATCCTGGATTTATAACGTCAACTCTACTTAAAGAACCAGTAACTCTAGCAAATGCTGTAGCACCAAATCCAACTTCAGAAGAGTGTTGTATATCTGCAATATTTACTAAAGGGGGATTAATAACATCATAATCTTGACCAGGAGCAGAAACTCTAATCTCAGTAAGAGGTCCATATCTAATCCAATCTATGGATTTATAATTTAAAATTTCTACACCATTGCGTAGAATTCCAATCTTTCCAGGCAGTGTATTATAAGTTTTTTCTGTTAATTGAGGATCTTCTAATTTTCTAATTAAGTTTTGTGATTGTATTTCTCTTACTACAAGTCCTTCATTCTCTACAGAACTAACTTGTGTAAAATCAAGTGGAGCAAATGTATTATTGGTTGCAATTCCAGTAATTTTTATAAAATCACTTTTAAAAAGATCCGATCTACTTTTCGAGATTTTAATACGATCATTATCTACTTTTTTGACAAAATAAATCGCTTTAGGAATATCTAAAGTATTATTTTCATCTACAGGAAAATATACAATTGCATCGCCAGTTAAAAATCCATGATTAAAAACGGGAATTGTTTCTTCGTTATTTAAATTTGCATCAAAATTAGCTATTCTACCTCTCAACTCAAAGCTTTCATTATAGTATCTTGAAATTGAAGGTGTTGTTATATAAGTATTTTTTCCCGAATCTACATATGTGTTCTGAACATCTGAATTATAATTAAGTCCAGGAGCTTTTCTAAGACTTCTTGTTACAGTATATACGTATACAATTTCTACATCATTTGTAATTTTTAATGATTTTCTAGGATTAGATCCAGTAGTAGCATCAAAAACTCTTGTAACATTTTCAAGATTACCAAAAGAATCTCTGATAATACAATTAACAGAAACAGTGTCGCCAGTTACTATATTGATTGGATTATAGGTGAATAATTCATAGTTAAATCCTCCCAAATTCTTAAGTTCCTGGACTTTGTGAGATATTGATTGATTGAATATCCAATCATTAGATCTAAAATCATTTGCATCAGAATACCCAAGAGATGAAATCTCAATAGTATCATCTTTGGACATCAATTTAACATCATCAGAATATACAAAATCAGATAAAATTCCAGTTATTCTAACAGTAATTAGATCGTCTTCATTGTCACCATATACATATGCATATGTGTTTAAAGATAATCTTGTCTCTGAATCTAAACGTCTTGTAATATTAGAACATCCAAAAAACTGAGTAGTTGATTTTGAAGTATAATCAACTAACACATTTACATTATCCGCAAACTTTACAAATAAAGTTCCACTCTCTGGAAAACCAATTGTTGAATCAACATCTAATGTATCATCCCCAATATCAGCGGAGGTGATTAAAAATGTTGCGGGATGTACAGTAAAATTTCCAAATATACTATTTTCATCAAAAGTTAAACTATTATCAACAGATAAAGTATAATATTCTCTATTATCTTCTAATATCTTCAATACATTGTTAATAGTACCATACGCTTTGTTTATTGTTCCGTATTGATCTTGATAAAGAGTCTTATTTAAAATTTTTGAGGGATCTCCCTGTATGACTTCAACAGTGATTACTGTATCCAGTCTATAATCAGCATTTGATGGTTGAATTACATAATCATATGGTGTTGTAATTGATGCTTCAACACCAAATAACGCCTTAAAAAGAATATTAAATGATTCTGGAGTTCCTTTTGTTGAATAAAAGTCTCTTGCTTGCTTTATAAAAAGATTCTGATCTAGATCTGGAGCGAGTTCTCTATTGTCCAGTCCAGGAAGTAGAAGTTTTTTAGTTTTTTCTAAAAAGATTTTTAGAAACTGAACTCCTAAATTTTTAACAACAGCATCTTTTGAGTGTGAAGATGCAAATGAAGCACTAAAAATTAATTCATTATCTCTTCCACTATCATTTAATACTCTACCAGTAAACCCTCTAACACACCCCTCAAATGTATTAGTAGTGGAATTTTTGTTTTTATAATAAATTATCTCTTCTCCAATCTGAATCAAACCAGACTCTTTAGGGAATCCCTTAACAGACTCAACCTTAATGTCTATAGTATAAAGCTCAACATCTTCAGTTAATAAGGTTGAACTTATTTTGTTTGTCAGACTTTCTAACTTTGTATACTCGTCAATATTTTCTATTATATCCTTAGGAGCACCCTGATACTCCATAGAATCATAATATTGCTTAAGGAAATTAACAAATAATGGGTATTCTTCTCGAACAAAACTAGGTAGATGATTTTCGAGAATGTACTTAGTTTTAATTCTATTTTCTTTCATATTAATTTCTTACTAAAGACCCATTAACATAACTTGAACTTGACTTATGACTTAATGCAGATGAATCATAACCAGAGGTTATAACATCTGGAACCATGTTTATGGTGCTTCTGGACAACTCATACTGAACAAATAAATCTTGGAGTCCAATAACATCATTTGATAAAGGAGTTGCTGATATTTCAATGATTGACTCACCGCCAAAATTCTTCAAAGTAGAAATAATTTTTATTGGTTTTAATAAAATTTCCCCCTTCTCATAATCAACAGTTCCAATATTTCTTCTCATAATAACTGGTTGAGCATCAGAATCAAGTCTAAAGAAGAATAGTTCTCCAGTTTTCCCGTCCATGGATGGAAAATCTGACAAATATACAGTACTTGAGATACCTTCAACTGAAAAACCAGAAGACTTGATGTTATATCCATCACAATTAATTGCTGGATTTTTCATATCAGTTTCTGACAAAGAATTTTTTTCTTTGTCATATCTCACATAAAAAGCATTTCCATAACAGAGTTCATACTCAGCAAGACTATTTATTACTGGTTTTAGATTCCTTCTAATCTGAACAGTGGTAATATTAGAAGTAATTGAATCGTGACTATCATCAACAACTTTGAGGAATTTACTGTACTTAAACTTGGATCCATACTGATTAATTTCTCTGGATCTTGAGTATTGGTTGATATTTGTAGATATAATACTTTTAACAAATTGAGAAGATGGTGCTTTATTTTGATTATAGTAAACGTTAGAAGTAGTTTCAATATAGAGATATTTCAGATCAACTATTTCAAGTTTTACACCAGAGACAGCATATTTTTTTAAAGTAGTTAATAAATTTGTTTTTACTGCATTTGAAATAAACTGACCATTAAATGGTTTTATAACAATATAAACTCTTCCAAACTGCGGAGGAGTTAGATCTTCTCCACCATATACTGTAACATATTCTGCTTCTGGATAAATTACGGGAATAAGTGCTTCATAATCAGATGCTGTAACTGCACGATTTTGTGATGCATATAGTTTTGGAGCATACTTACGGATTGAATTTACAGACTGAATCTCTTGTCCGCCTTGAGATCCAGATTCAATAAAGATATCAGAAACACCTTCTGTAATAATACGATCTGCATTATCAAATATTCTGCCAGAAAATTCTAGATTGGTAACTCCATTACCTTCCTGGCCATTTGTAATACAATAGGAAACTTCAATATAATTCTGATCTTCTAATTTTTGACCAAAAATACCATCTCCAAATAGAAGTTCATAACGCAGATCAGCTACTTCTTGAATAAAGAATATCTTTGAATCTGACTTAGTATCAATCAAAGAATCAACCATATTATACTTTGTTACAATAGAGCTTGCCTGTGTTGGTCTAACTCTAACTGATATGGTCTTAGTATCAATATTTTCATTATCAAGAAGGAATCTCTGATCTTCAAGTTCAGTATTTACTGTAAATGTGCTGATAGCATATGATCCTTCATATATCTCAATATTGTTAAATTGTGCTATTTGCTCAACTACAGGAACAGTAATGTCCTCTGGAATCATAAAGGTGTAGTTTTGATTACCAAAAGTTTCCTGACTTACTGCAACAGTTCCCTTTTTCAGAGTGAGTGTTAGTGGTTGGTTTACAAAGGTACTTGTATCTACAATGAATGAGATTATTGCTTTTGCTGCTGTTCTTGACTTGGGAACAAATCCAACATTCCTTGCCAATGAAACAACATTCTCACGAAGAGTTGCACTATCAATAAAGACCTCATTGCCAACCATATTGGCATTATATGAGGTTATATAAGTGTTATATGCAAGAATATCTAAAATTATAGACAGGTTTGATCCTTCAAAGTCATAATCTGTGAAGGTTGAATTTGCCCTCAGATATGCCTTGATGGAAGTCTTAATATCAGAAAAATTTAAGCTAGTTAAGTCTACAAGTGCCATTATCTTCTAGTTGGTGTTAATGCGAACGAAAGTTGGTTGGTCCCTGCACCAAGACCAATAATTCTATAATCAATTACAACATTCAAATTATTTTCATCGTAATTTGGAAACGCAGAAACACTCACCAATTCAACTCTAGGTTCGAACTCTTTTATTGTTGCTTCGAGGTCAAATGCAATCATGTCTGCAGAAACTTGATCTAAATTATCAAATAAAGATCTTGGCAATTGAGAACCAAAGCGGTTATCAAATAACTTCTCGCCAAGAGCAATTTGTGCAATATTACGCACAGAACGTGCGATTGCAGTTTCATTCTTAATTGCAATTAGATCGTTGTTAATGGGGTTATATTGGAAAGATAAACTAATATCTTTAAACCCCTTACTGACGCGACTTGGTGGCATTTAGTTTATAATTCTAACTTATTTATCCACTTATTTGAAGATTATTGGCTCTGTTCCGTACTCCCAATCATCATAATCTTCATCGTTACGAATTTGTGAGTGTAATTCATTTTGAATTTCAAATTTTTCTTTCATTCCTGAAGAAAAACTTGGATTATGGTCATTATTTTGAACAATTCTTGAATTTAATTCTTCAAGAGAACCATAATCTGTTACAAGTCTATTTGTTCCCCACTCACTCATCATAAAATTAATGTCTCTATCTACTGGATTTGACATTTTGCCTCCTGATTTTTGTAAAATCAGAACTTTTTACGGGGTTGCTATCCCGTTCAATCTTTAATTGATGTAAAAACCTTTTCTTAGGTATGATTCATCATGAATATAGCGCAAATTTTTATATTCTTCTACTTCCTCATCACCCCAAACGGGAATTGCAACAGTATTTCCATATCTAAAGTTAGGATTTTGCCTTACATGAACTTCAATAAGGTGATTTCCGATAAATTCACAATTTATCCACTCATAATCACCCACTAAACTATTTAATATAGTAGGAAATTGCACATTTTTATCTATTTTTGTCCATTTTTTCCACTTATATAGAGGATCTTCTTCATCTTTCTCCCCTATAACCACTAATTCTGTCTTTTTGTAGTGAAAATCTACACTTAAGTGATCTCCTTCAAAGATTTCACACCAAAACTCAGCGGGATGTAAGTGTTCAGTTTCATTATCAATCCACTCAATACGAGAAAATCGCCCCATACCAAGTAAATTAATACTTGGTCGGACGATATAATACCCAGAACATGGAACAGGCACCCCTGCAGGACCGCAGAGATGCCTTAGACGTTGATTTAAGAATAACTTGTTATAAACCCAAAGATCGTTTTCATGAATTGAAAACCATTCATCTTTTACGCTTATAAACTCTTCCATTTTAGGAAACGCCCCATCCTCTTATATAGAGAGATTTTCGCTAGTCTTACAGAGCTACGCGGTTATAAGACTTAAGATTCAGAAGATTCAGATTCTTGTTGTTGTTGAAAACGTTTTCTACGTTCTTCAAGATCCTTAATGGTATCTGGATGTTCCTGCATACCTACAGGAACTCCAGCAACCCATCCAAAAGTCTTTGGTTGTGTGTTCTCTTCTGTCATTTCCCTTGACCT